CGCTCGAGGTCACCGAGCACACGCTGGCGATGTGGCGGTCGGAGGGTAAAGGGCCGAAATTTGTGCGTCTGGGGCGGGGGATTTTCTACCGCCGCGCAGACGTGCAGGAGTGGATCGACAAAAGCGTCGTTTCGGTTGCCGCTTCTGCAGAGGCGCGCGTCTAGGTCCAGCCGGCTTTGGTGATTTTGGGGCGGTCGGAAACTCTCCGGCCGCCCAATTTGTTTCCGATGTACCCCACCAACCCCCCATGCGCCGCCAGCGCCGCATACTGAAGGGCGTCGGCGATGTGGGAGTATTCATTCTTGTCGGGAAGCGGCTTGCGGATGCCGGACTTGGTCTTGGCGTAGCGGTAGCCGCCGTTGAGCGCGCGCACCGTCACCGTGCAGCGCTTGCCGTCGATCATGATTGCTGGGCCGCCCTCGCGCTGGCCCATGAGGAACGCCTCGACCGCGCGGATGCGCTGGCTGATGTCGTTCGTGGGCGCGGGGAACGCCATGAAGCCCATCCGCTTCATCACGTCGAACGTGCTCTCTTCATATATGGAGCTTTTCGCGACGCCCGAGGGGTCGCCGATGACGGCGATCGACTTGCCGAGATACCGGTCCTTCATGAGCGCCGGCCGCAGCGCGCGCTCGATATGGAGCTCGAGCCCGATGTCCTCCGCTACCACTTCTTCAAGGACCAGGAGGCGTCCCCGGTGATCGACCTGACAAATAATTGAGCAGGGGTCGCGTCCGAAATCCTGTCCGACGATAAGGGGGAAGGCGGCGACCGGCTCGATGTCTTCGACGACGTGGAACGAGTGTTTGAAGGTCTCGCGAAAAACCGCCGTGCCGCTCGGGTCAGGGCCAAACTGAGCATGGACATAGCGCACGCACCATTCAGGCGAGTTGTTGCGGATGAAGCGTTCGTAATAGGTGCGCCCCTGCGCGCGGCGTTGCTCGCGCTGCTCCGGGTCTTTGAGATTGAGTTTTGCCGTGGCGTCGGTCTGCACCAGATATTCGAGGTTCTCGGCGTTGGGCTCCATGCCGCCCGGCTGGATGAACACCTGTGTGTCCGGCGGCGGCTCGGTCATGACCTTGTGCCAGTCGGTGCCTTCCGAGGGCATGTTAGTGTCGGCGATCATGCCGTACCAGCTTGGAGATCCGAGATTACCCGAGGGGTAACGGCCGATACGACCGGCCAGAGGCGAGACAATCGTGTAGTCCATCTCGATGCTTTCCGACATCCACGCGCCGGTGAGCTGCAAAGAGAGCAGCCGGCGCTGGTCCTCGGGACTGTCGAGGGGGATGAGCAGCCATTCGGAGATAACGTCGCCGACGCGGATGTGCACGGTGTTCTCGGAAACTTTGAACTCGGCGATGCCCTGCAGCCAGCCGGTGATGTCCTTGAGCACGGTGTCCTTGAGTTGCTTCAACGTCTGGCGAACGACGGCGAACCGTGTGTAGCGATAACCGTCGGAGGCCGGAGCCTGCTCGCAGGCGCGACGGAACAGTTCAAACAGGCACCCGGTTGTTTTGCCGGAGCCGACCGGTCCGGCGATGACCCTGAAAAATGCGTCGCTCTTCATAAACTTTGCGACTGTCGGGGGCGCGTTGAACTCGATCTTGCTCATTCAGAGCCCTCGATGACCTGCGGGGTAATGTCTTTCTCGAAGGTGAGCTGACTGTCCGCACCGAGGTTGATCGTTACTGAAAGTTTTTCTCCGGCGTTACCGCCGCTCTCTGCCGCACCGACACCAGCAAAACGACCGATCGTTTTGACCAGTTCAACTTTGGAGGAGAGCGGCTCGCGCGGGTCATGTGCGCGTTCATAAAGTTCGGGAAGAACTTCTTCGATGAACGATAAACTTTTAACTTTGACGCGTTCTGGCGTGTTTGAAGCGCTATTCCATAGTTCATTCTGTGATTGTAGCAGCGCTTGAAACCGTGGAAGTTTAGATACGTGATCCCACAGCGCAGCATCAACGCCATGTAGTTCTAGTATAGTTTCGAGCGGTTGGATGTTCTTCGCAATTTCTCTCGAAAGTTTCAGCAAAGTAAGTTCGCTGATGTCTTCCGGTGCGAGTTTAGTTACTTCCATATAACCCACTCCGTTCTGGAAACATCCTTCCCAGTCCGTAATATATACAGTATTTCTCGCATCATGGTCGAGACACTTCCCCAAAGAGGCGTATTGCGCGTAGTTGGTCCAGCCGAACTGGAAGCTGCGCTACAACGTCAGGCGAAAGAAAAAGCCCAGGTAGAAGATGCGTCTGTTCTTCCAGAACTGAACGATCTCGGGGCTTTTATTCGCACCCAATACGAGATGTTCCGTAATCACCGGAACGATACCGCTGCTGGATGGTCTAACCGATTGTTGGTCGCCATGCGAGCCTTCAACGGTATGTATGACCCTAATAAACTTGCGGAAATCCGCAAATTCGGCGGATCTGAAGTTTACGCGCGCCTCATTGCAATGAAATGCAGGGGCGCTTCTTCACTTCTACGCGACGTTTACTTGTCGCCGGAACGGTCGTGGGGGCTTGCGCCTCCGGCGGACCCGGACGTGCCGGCGGAGATTGTCGCGCAGATCAATCAGTTCGTGCAGGCCGAGATCGGCAAAGTGCAAGCCATGGGGCAGCAGGTCGGGGTCGACATGATCCGCGATCGCGTCATGCAACTCATGGAGGGCGCGCGCGAAGCGGCCAAGAAGAAAGCCAAACATCAGGCCGGTGTCGCCGAAGACAAGATCGATGAGCTCCTGCAGCAGGGCGGTTTTTATAAAGCGCTCGCTGAGTTTCTGGTCGACCTCCCCATTTTTCCCTTCGCCTGCATCAAGGGACCGGTCGTCAAGATTGTGCCGACGGTAACGTGGTCGGACGGATCGCCGACCGTTGAGCAGAAACCGCGTTTGTTCTGGACGCGCATTTCGCCGTTCGACATCTGGTGGACGCCGGGCGTCGCCGACATCGAGGACGCGGCAATCATCGAGAAGACGCGCGTGTCGCGCGCGGACCTCAACGACCTTCTCGATCTACCCGGATATAATCAGGACGCCATTCGCGCTGTACTCGATGAGTATGGCCGGGGCGGCATCGCCGACAACTGGGACAGCACCGACACCGAACGCGCGATCATGGAGAGCCGTGAGAACCCGTTCATGAACCGGTCGGGGATGATCACCTGCCTCGAGTTCCACGGCAACGTGCAGGGGCGCATGCTCCTCGATTACGGCCTGCCCAAGGAGCAGATCCCCGACGAGCTGCGCGACTATTATGTGCAGGCGTGGTTGATCGGCAATCACGTCATCAAGGCGCAACTGTCGCCCTCCCCGCGCAAGCGGCATCCCTATTTCATCACGTCGTTCGAGAAGGTGCCGGGTACCCCGCTGGGTAACGGGCTCACCGACATTCTGGCGGACATTCAGGAAGCGACCAACGCCACCCTGCGTTCACTGGTGAATAACCTCTCGATCGCCTCCGGTCCGCAGGTCGTCGTCAACGCCGACCGGCTCGCGCCCATGGAGGACGCGGAGGAGATGTATCCGTGGAAGCGGTGGTTCGTGCAGAACGATCCGCTCTCCAACGGCGGGTCGCAACCCATCAGCTTCTTCCAGCCGAACAGCAATGCGCAGGAGCTGATCGGCGTCTACACCTACCTCAACAATCTGGCCGACGACGTGTCGGCCATTCCGAAATACATCACCGGCGGCGGCGCGGGCGCGGGCGCGGGACGGACGGCGTCCGGCCTGTCGATGCTCATGAACAACGCCTCAAAGGTGCTGCAGACGGTTGCCGCCAACGTCGATCGCGACGTCATGGAGCCGCTTCTGGTTCAGCTTACAGATATGCTGCTTTTGACCGATCAAAGCGGCTTGTTGACCGGCCAAGAGACAGTGGTCGTGAAGGGCGTCAATGTCGCCGTGCAGCGTGAAACGCAGCGCAGTCGCCAACTTGAGTTCCTCTCGATAACGGCAAATCCCATCGATAGCCAAATTGTTGGGCCGAAAGGTCGCGCAGCGATCCTGCGTTCAGTCGCGGGCACTATTGGGCTTGACGGTGAAGAGATTGTACCAAGTGAAGAACAACTCGAACAAATGCAGCAGATGGCCGCTGCTGTTGCACAGGCTCAAGGGATGCCCGGCCATTCCGGCATGGGTGAGCCGGCTGCCCAGGCGCAAGGTGATCAGACACCGCAGGGCGGTCGCGTGAATGGCGATATGGGTCCACGCACCAACATCACCGGGGGGTCACAATGACCGAGCAGTGGCGACCCGTTGTTGGGTTCGAGGGCCTGTATGAGGCAAGCGACGCGGGTTGCGTAAAATCCGTGAAGCGAATTGTACCTCGTGTAGACGGGCGTCCGCTCTCCGTGAAAGAGAGGGTGTTGCGGCCCTCCCGCCATAAACAGGGGTATTTACAGGTCACAATGTCGAAAGATGGTCGACGCTACTGTGACTATGTGCACCGTATTGTTGCGCGATCTTTTCTAGGTGAACCGCCGGACGGACACCTTGTTTGTCATCTTGATAACAACCCAGCGCATAACGCGGTGTCAAACCTTATTTATGGCACACAGAATTTGAACATGAAACACCGCGACGCGCATGGAAATACACGCCGTGGTGACAAACATTCGCGCGCCAAACTCACGAGCTCGGACATCGTAGATATACGAAGCCTGCACGCGTTTGGGGCTCGTAAAGCGGCTCTTGCGGAGTGTTTTGGCGTGAGCCGCACGCATGTAGGCACCATCCTTACGGGTGATGTTTGGGCGCACATATAAGGAGAAAAAGTAATGGCTACAAAATCTTCAAGTTCAAAGAGCACCGGGGGCAAGTTCCCCATGGGCGGAAAAGGCCACATGGTTGGCAAGCAGCATGCAGGTCCGCGCGCGGCTGGCACGACTGCGACCAAAAGCGGCGATGGCGGCAAGTTCCTTATGGGCGGCAAGGGCAAGATGTTCGGTAAGGGGTCGGCGCGTCCGGCCGCTGCGGGCATGACGGCCAAGACCTCCAACTAAGGAGCGCCCAATGAAGTGCTGCAAAGTACCGGGCGCAAAGTCCTTCAAGGAAGGTAAGTGCATCGCCGAGGAGATGCTGCCAAACCGCATGGCGAAAGCCACGATCACGGGCGGCGATCTCTACCAGCGCATGGGCAATTACTACAAAAAGACGCCCAACGACGGCGCGCAGACCGGCGCGTCGCCGCTCATCACGTTCACGACGGTTGGTCGTGGGTTTGGAATGGCGTGACCGAGCAGGAAGTTATGAGAACGGTTGCCCTGCGCGCGGCGGAAGTCGCCCGCAGGGCTCCTCAAGAGTGGGGGCGGCTCCTCGAAGCGCTCCAAAATCTAACAAATCACAGACGTGACGAATGTGTCTCGTCGCCGGCGGACAGCCTCTTCATCGCGCAAGGCCGAGCTCGCGAAGCGACCTCGCTCCTGCGGATGTTGGAGACCTGTCTGAAGACCGCCGACCAGATCACGGAGAAGCGCAAATGAAAACTGTCTCGCAGATTGATCCGAACGTAAAGATCCCTGACGCCGTGAAGGCGCTCGGCAACGCCGCCGACGAATTGCACAAAGCGACCTACAACCCTGACAATCCGGCTGGCGATGAAGCGCCGCCCGCGCCGGAAGAAGGCAAGCTCACCGAGAAGCCGCTCACGCTTGATGCGCCGGCGGAAGAGCCGAAGGTTACTCCGCAGGTAACCGACGATACTACGTGGGAGCACAAATACAATTCAATGAAAGGTCGCTTCGACCGCGCGACGCAGCAGTTGGGCGCGCAGGCGGAGCGCATCTCGGCGCTTGAGCGCATGCTCGCGTCGATACAGGCGCAGCCGCAGTCGGTGTCGCGCGAACTGGCAGCGGAGCGTCTGATCACGCCGGAGGAAGAAGCGGATTACGGGCCGGAGTTCCTCGCGGTCGTTGGCAAGAAAGCGCAGGAAGCGCTGATGCCGACCATCAAAAAATACGAAGATGAAATCGCCGGCCTCAAGGCGCAACTCAAAGGCGTCGGCAGTTACGTCGCGCAGGATGCGCAGACGCGGATGACGGATACGCTCGACCGCGACGTGCCAACCTGGCGTGACCAAAATGTTAATCCAGAATTTCTTCAATGGCTGGCGTTGCCCGATCCGTATTCCGGCGATATACGTCACAATATGTTGAAAGCGGCATGGGAGCGCCACGACGGCCCTCGCGTTGCAGCTTTCTTCAAAGGCTTCCTCGCTGAAGAGGCTGCCTACCGTCCCGCAGGAAGCGAACCGCCCGCCACACCGGCCGGCAAAGTTTCGCTGGAAAGCCTCGCGGCACCGGGCAGAGCCAAGACTGCAGCAGCGACCTCCGCTCCTGCTGAGAAGCCCGTCATCACAACCGCCCAGATTTCCCAGTTCTACGCTGACGTGGCGAGCGGTCGCTACAACGGCCGGGACGAGGAAAAAGCGAGGTTCGAGAAGTCAATCTTCGAGGCTCAGCGAGAAGGGCGGGTTCGGTAATTCTTCTCTCTTGGGAGCCCAGCAATGGCTTTTCCTGTAGCAACGTCGTCTACGACGCCTCCGATTTATCCCATTGCCTCGGCGGGCAATGGTCTCTCCGGTTCCAACTTCATCCCGGTCATCTGGTCGGGCAAGCTGGTCGAAAAGTTCTACGCCGCCACCGTCCTGTCCGCGATTTCGAACACGGACTATGAAGGCGAGATCAAGAACCAGGGCGACACGGTGCGCATCCGCACCAAGCCGACCATCACGATTAAGGACTACCGCTCTGACGGTGATCTTGAAGTCGAGCGTCCGGTTGGTTCGTCCGTCGACCTCAACATCGATCAGGGCAAGTACTTCAACCTGATCCTCGACGACGTCATGGAGATCCAGTCGGATCTCAACCTGATGTCGATGTGGGCCGACGACGCTTCCGAGCAGTTCAAGATCACGGTCGACACGGCTGTGCTGCTTGGCATGCTCAATCAGGCGAACGCGAAGAACCGTGGCGCAACTGCGGGTCAGATCACCTCCGGCCTCAACCTCGGTGTGACGACTTCGCCGCTGTCGCTGGTCGCTTCGTCGCCGTCGGCGGGTCAGGTCGAGATCCTCGACGCGATCCTCCGCCTCGGTCAGGCGCTTGACGAGCAGAACATCCCGGAGACCGGCCGCTGGCTGGTGTTGCCGACGTGGGCTGCCACCCTCATCAAGCGTTCGGAGCTTCGTCAGGCTTACCTGTCGGGCGACAGCGTCTCGATGCTGCGCAACGGCCGCCTCGGCATGGTCGACCGTTTCACCATCTACAGCTCGAACCTGCTGCCGGCTGGCACGGCGTCGGGTCTGGCGTCTGGTGAGTACGCGATCTACGCCGGTCACGCGCACGGTCTCACCTTCGCGAGCCAGTTCACGAAGCTCGAGACGATCCGCTCGGAGCGCACCTTCGGCAACCTGCTCCGTGGTCTTCAGGTCTATGGCTACAAGGTCATCGACGGCAAGGCCATCGCGCAGGCGATCGTCGCCAAGGCTTAATGAGGGGGGCGCACGCCCCTCTCTTCCTCTCTTCTCGAAAGGAGTGAGCTATGTCTCGCTTTAATATCACTGTCGGCAGCGAAGGCGCTGCCATTGGCGTGATGGCTGATATGCTCGATCAGGGCATCACCAGCCGCAGTTACTCCAACATTACAACTGGCACGTCCAGCACGGCGTCGGCGGCTACGTTTGTCAGCAGCGCTTACTACCTGTCGGGCGGCACGACCTATGCGCTGACGACCCCGACAGCGGCGCAGATCGTCGCGGCGATTGTTAACCCTGAAGTGTCCTCCGCGTTCATCGTCACCATCCACAACGCCAATTCTGGCACGGCGACTTTGACGGCGGGCTCGGGCGTTACGATTACCGGCCTGAACACTGCTGCGACTGGCACGGCGCGTAGCTGGATCTTCATCGTGACCAACGCGACGGCTGGCTCTGAAGCGGTAGTTGCGGTGCCGAAGAACTAATGGGCGGGGGCTTCGGCCCCCACCTTACTCTACGGAGTAACCGATGACGCAGGCGCTCGACACGGTAGCAAATTATATCGCCGACGCCCGTGTCCTCCTGCAGGACACCGTCGCCGATTATCGCTATTCGGACGCCGAGCTCATCGAGAACCTCAATCTCGGATTGCTCGAGATGCGCCGGCTGCGGCCAGACCTGATGATCTCGACCTTTGGGTCGACCATCCCGAAATACACGTCCACATCCCAAACCGTCGCGTGCGACGCGATGTACCGCCCCGCGCTTTTGTATTATATTTGCGGCCAGGCGCAGTTGAGGGACGACGAAGCGACGCAGGACGCGAGAGCAACTGTATTCATCAACAAGTTCACCGCGCAAATGCTGACGATCGGGGCGTGAGATGACGGACACATCCATCCTTCGCCTGATGCAAAACGCCCGGATCAAACTGCCGGGCGCGGTCGACGACGCGATCAAACTCGAGCTCTATAACGCGCTGAATGACTTTTTTCAGGGGTCGAACATCTGGCGCGAGGACATCTCGGTGCCGATCGTTGCCGGCACGACCGATTACACGATCAGCTCCACCGCCTCCTCCAACATTGTCCGCCTGATCTCCGTGCTGGACGACAATGATTTGCCGGTCAGCGCAACGCTCGATCTCATATCCCAAAAGCTGTCATTGGCGCTCGCACCGTCGACGAACGCGACCTACACCGCGCAGGTGGCGTTGACGATTGACGACCCGATGGACGGTGACGGATATCCGATTTTCCCGTTCTGGGTGCTCAACCTCTACCTGAACGATCTCACCGATGGCGTTGTCGGCCGGATGATGTCGCAGGCGGCCAAACCCTATTCGAACGCTGCGTTGGCGACCCTTTACATGCGCAACTTCACAGTTGCGATCGGTGCCGCGCGTGCGGAAGCAAACCGTGAATTTACCTACGGTGCGCAGCGGTGGCGGTTCCCGCAGAGCTTCAACCGGTACAAAGGCCGTAGATAAGGGGTATATTCATGTCAAAAGGCGATACATTCGAAAACGATCTGCTCAAGTTGATCTTCAACGGCACGGCGATCGCCAATGTCGCGGATAACGCCGGCACGTCGCCGCTGACCAATCTTTTTGTGTCCCTGCACACTGCCGACCCCGGTGAAGCGGGCTCGCAGACGACGAGCGAAGCGACTTACACGTCATATGCTCGTGTATCGGTCGCGCGCACATCTGGTGGTTGGACAGTTACAGGTAACTCTGTGTCGCCGGCGGCGACGATCAGTTTTCCGGCGGCAACGGGTGGCACGAATACGATCACACATTTTGCCGTGGGCACTGCGACGTCTGGCGCGGGCAAGATCCTCTACAAAGGCACGGTGTCGCCGAATATCGCTGTATCGAGCGGCGTGACGCCGCAGTTGACGACTTCGACGACGATTACGGAGGACTGACCGTGAGCAGCAAATACGATAACGGTCCGATCACGGACGCTTTCGCAATCACGCCCGGCGCTTCAGCGCTCACAAATCCAATTCGCGGGTTTCACGTTGGTGTTGGTGGCGATGTTCGGGTCACTATGATTGATGGCACGACAGTGCTGTTCAAAGGCTGCCAAGCCGGTGTGTTTTACCCTTACTGCTGCACGCACGTTTTGTCGACGAACACCACCGCAACGGATATTGTGGGACTACGCTAATGCTCGGTGCAGGGTTCGGGGTTACATATCCGCCAAAAGCGTCGGAGGCTAAGCCCGTCATCAACTGGGACTTCCTGCAATCCCAGAGCCTGACGAGCTTCTCCCGCACGAGCAACGCCACGCTGTTCGACAGCACGGGCCAGCTGACGTAT